AAATTTATGAGGGTTCTATTCGATTTTTTTATTAATATTGCGCGTTGGGCCTGGTGGCTGGAGCTAACGAAGTCAGAGCCAGCTCCTGAACCGTATTTTTAGGAGGGTTTATGTCAGAGAGTGCATGGCAGTTACTGATGATCATTTTGGCGCCGGTCGTGTTCATCAACCTGGTGCTGTTTGGGCTACTGGTGAGGATTGTTTTTCTGATTAGTCAGGAGACCAAATTAACCGATCGGTTGAAAAGGAGTTAGAGCATGGACGCCATCCCATATTTTTGTTTGTACCTGAGCTCTTGTTGTTTTGTCGGATGTTATTTGACAGGAAATGATATGCACTTCGATTTTGCCAATTTCCTCGCTCTTGTTGGTTGTTCCGGAGGAGCTCTTAGTCTCTTCGACTTTGCATGGTTCGCTTACTACGGATCGAATATTGACTACAGCTTGCCGTTTTTGGCGATGGTTGTAGCAGTCTGTTTCGTTTGCGCTTTCCGGAGAAAGTCTGAATGAGCGGGTGCTGCCTCTACTGCATTCATGCTCAGGCCTTTTGGATAGGACCTGACGGGAAGAAGCATCTGCCTCCGAAACCGTCCTTTGGGGACATGAACATCTACTGCCACCATCCGGACAAAGGCGCCGGAATCGAGTGCTATCCGGTCTCGTTTGCTCGATGCTCCGTGTTTGAACAAGCAGGAGACGAGCAAATTCAACGCAGGAGAGACTTCTTCTCGCAGTTTGAACGTTGGCCTTCGCATGCTCAGATCATCGCTCAACGGAACTCTAATGTTCTGGAAACAGCATCAAAGAATTCAACCAAACAACACAAATCCATCAGGAGGGATAAATGAAAAGGTTCTTGCAAGCAAAAGGCAGGCTCAAGGTCGGAGAAATGAATCGGACCGAGGCCGCTTATCGAGATTACCTTGAGCAACAGAAAAATGCAGGGTTAATTCTCAAATATTGGTTCGAGCGCTTCACTTGGAAGATTGCTTCAAATCGTTGTTCCTACACGCCCGATTTTTTGGTCATGCGTCCGGATAAAACGCTAGAGCTTCATGAGGTTAAGGGATCTCTGAAGATCTTCCAAGAAGATGCAAAAGTGAAGTGCAAAGTCTGTGCCGATGAGTGCCCGATTCCGCTTTTCATCGTCACACCGAAACCGAAGAAAGAGGGAGGGGGCTGGAATGTATTGGCCTACTAGCACTGAAGGTTATGTTTTCTGGATGATCAATTGCTACGTCGCGATGTTCGTCTTCCTTTGGATCTTCAAATGGATTACGGATTATTTAGAACGCCGCGACAAACTCAGAAAAAAGGTTGAGTTCTGGGGGCTGTCAGCTCTCGGGGTTACTTATCTCTACTGCATGCTTAGCTACTTGAGGACTCTTGGATGACAGAAACAGAACAAAAACTCATTGATGATCTCAGACCTCGTTTGGACAATTGGCGGCGGGCATATCGTGACCGCGTTGTTAAAAACGTCTCAATTGCCTACGCAGTGGAGAGGGCTCTCGCACTGACGAGAAACAAGACGGATTTTTCTGAGGACTACACAGAAGATGAAGGCAACAGTGGTTTGAGAGCCTCTGAAATCGACATGAGGGACGCGGACTTCCTTAACTTCGTCTGGCAGAACTTCTCGGCGCCGGGAACCGAAGTTCTCTCTATCGGAACCCATGGTTTGAATGTCCGGACAGCGAAACTGATTGTGCTGCTATACGTGTTTGGCTCCCAGTCTTCATTGAGCAAGGCAGGTAAGCGAATCTGGGACATCAAGCGGAGAAAGCTTGATCGGTGGACTGAAGATGCCTTGATATTTTTCGCTTTTCGAGTTCGATATTTCGAACAAATCAACGAAAGGAAGGTTAAAAATGTTTCTTAAGATGGACCTATTTATTTTTTCTCGGAGTATCGCTATACTGACCTCGCTGTTGAACAACAGCGCGGGATTGGCGTCCCGCAAGGGTTTAGGCGATCAGTCGCCGAAAGGCGTTTTTTTATAGCTGATTGCAAGGGGATGGCGAAACGCCACCTCCTTTAAAAGTCTCTTATGAGCGAGGCTTTGGGAGTATCTAAAGATACGCCGTAACCTAAACTACGGGACGCCAATCCCAAAAGCCTTGCTCTCCACATTGGCGTGTGGAGACAAGTCCAAAAACTTGTTTAGGAGACAATTATGTCTAGTGCTTTATCTTTCACATTTGAGAATAAATCTCTTACTATTCTCGGCACAGTTCTTAACCCGCTCTTTGTAGCAAAGCAGGTCTGCTTAACTCTTGGATTTAAAGATACTATCAATGCAGTTAAAACTCACTGCGACCCCGAAGACGTTTGTAAAGTCGAGGTTCAAACCAACGGCGGCAAACAGTTAGTCAACTGCGTAAACGAAAGCGGACTGTACGCCTTGATCTTCGGCTCGAAACTTCCGAAGGCAAAACAATTCAAGCGCTGGGTCACAAATGAGGTCTTACCGGCTATTCGAAGGGCCGGACGCTACGAAGTTCCAATAGGTGACACGATCACCAACGCGCAACAAGTTGCCATCCAACAAGCAGTGGCAAGACGCGCAAAGAAAACAGCTGTGTATTATCAGACAATCTACCGCGCGATCAAGGCACGCTACCAAATCCCACGCTACACGGAACTCAAACAATCGCAGTTCGAGGACTGCCTGCGTTTTATTGAAACGGTTGACTTGAGCGTGCCTGAAGTACCAGCCTCTGAGCCTACCAAGACTGAAAGACAACGATACGTTGTTGACGCGGACTTTTTGAGAACTCTGCAGGTGTTCTGCTACTACCACCGCTACCTTTTCAGAAAGCCTATGATGCAAGCAACGCGAGTCATGCTGGCGTTGGATGTACCCGACGCAAGTAAACTTTGGGACGTTGTGAACAACCTTAATTTTGTTGAGCTCGAACGCTCGCTCGATGATCTCGGATTTTCAGTCAAAGACCTTGACTGTTACAAGCATTGGGCGCTGACGCACAACGTTCGATAATCAAACCTTAATCAACCCAAGCCCCTCCAGTGCGAGGGGCTTCTTTTTGGTGTATAGTCACAAGTAGACAATTTCAAGCCTGTTTGCCAGGCCGCCTAGAGGCTTAAAGATGACGGTTCCTTGCGGAGGAACCGGTGTACCCAGAGAAAAGAGGATGCAAACATCAAGCCAGGCGATTACGAGAGCTCCGATACCGGGGCTTTTTTGTTATCTGTTGCCTCTCAGAGGTCAACAACGGAACTTTTATGATCGAACCCAATAAGTACGACATCCAGACTGCATCCATCCTTATCGATACCGCCAAAGCCGAATTGGATAGAAAAATTATCGCCGAGCTTCCGGAGCAAACCAAGCGGCTAGCCTTCTACCAAGGCTTCTGCGTCGTGGTTCTCGGTGTCCTGTTTTATCTATTCGACAACCATTTCTTCCAAGGCTGGAGTTTGTGGCTGGCAGTTGTTTCCGGTGCTTTAGGCTTTGCGTCCTTGCTGATGTCGATTATCTTTTCAAGCGGCGCTGCTTATCCTTCCGGAATTTGCAAGGATTACCTGAGATGGCTGAACACTCATTACCAAGATGATGTGCCAGTTCTATCCGTCCAGAAGGATTTGCTCAAACAGTATCAGCGCTCAATCGATGCTCTTAACGCAATCCATAACAGGCGAGGCTACGCACTCCGGACAATCAATTTCATGTTGATTCTGTCAATTATCTTGGGTTGCTTGGCCCTTTGATTTTTCTAGCGGTTTCATTGTTGCCCACAACGTTTATCGACAAACCGCCAGCCTCTCGGTGGGCTTAAGCACCGAGCCATTTACAACATCTAGCAAGCCTAGATTCCCAACGGAAAGATGCTCACTCCGCTGGATTTCTAATTCTCCTGACGAGAATGTCGGAGAAAACCGCCTTAACAAACTATCTCCTTGGGGTTGGTTGGAGTGCGCTCGGCTGAAAATGCTGGGCGCACCTTTTTTTAACTATGAAAGAATCTGAACTCAAAATTCTCTACAGGCCGGTCAATGACCTGATTCCGTACGCAAATAATGCCCGGACGCATTCTGAGGAACAGGTGAATCAAATCGCCAGTTCGATCAAAGAATTTGGGTTCAACAATCCTATTCTGGTTGATGAACAGGGTGGAGTGATTGCCGGACATGGACGCTTAAAGGCGGCCAAAAAGCTTGGTCTTAAGTTTGTTCCGACAATCGAGCTAAGCGGATTATCCGAACCGCAAAAGAAAGCCTTTATCCTCGCAGACAATCGAATTGCTCTTAATTCTGGCTGGGATATTGATCTCTTGAGAATAGAGCTGCAGGAATTGCAGGATACAGATTTGGCGCCGGTCACTGGTTTCTCAGACGAAGAGTTGAATGCTTTGTTGTGTGGAACTACCGAACCCGCTGAGGACGAACCGGAAAAAGAGGAGCCCGAGGCAGACAGCTTTAATCTGACGCTCTCAATTCCGATCGAATACAAAGAGCAGGTTCAGGATTTCGTTAAAAGTTTCGGACCCGAGGATTTAATTCAGAAGATCATCGATATGACCAGTTAACTACAGGCAGGTTGAAGGCATGGAAGAAAAAGTTCAAAAGAAGCGGACTCGTCCACGCATTCAGATTGACCTAGAGAAGGTTGAACAACTGGCTCAGGTTTGTGACAACGAGGAAGAGATCGCTCTCGCGCTCGGGATTAGTTATCGAACCTTACAGAATCGAAAAAAAGATTTTGCGAATTTTGCGACCGCTATAAAAAAGGGAAAGGCTAAGGCCAACGCCTTTGTAGGTGGCAAGTTGATGGCTCTCATCCGAGAGGGAAATCCGGCAGCGACCATTTTTTACATGAAGAGTCGCTGTGGGTGGAAAGAGACTGACCGTAAGGAAATTACCGGCAAAGATGGAGAGCCGGTTAAAGTCGACAAGGTTAACCAGCTGGATCTAAGCAAGCTCACCTTGGAACAATTAGACGCGCTGGAGGGTATTGTGAATGCGGCTTCCAACGATACAGGAGATCAGACTAGCTAAGGCCCGAAAGGGCTTGTCTTACTTCACATTGCACACAAAACCTGACTACCTGCTCGGCTGGGTACACAAAGAAATTTGTGATGAGCTAGACAGGTTCCTGCAGGACGTGGCGGACAAAAAGTCTCCTCGGCTAATTATCACGATGCCTCCGAGATCCGGGAAGAGTGAGCTTGTTTCTAGGCGCTTTCCGGCTTTTGCCCTTGGGAGAAATCCGGAGCTTCAAATCATCGCAACATCGTATTCTTCAGACCTATCACAGCGCTTCAACAGAGATGTTCAGCGCGTAATAGATGATGAGAAATACTTTGACCTGTTTCCGAATACTCGGCTCAGCAATTCGAGAGTGCGTACCGACTCCCGGGGATCCTATATAAGAACCTCTGACCTCTTCGAGATTGTTGGTCATGCCGGCGCCTATCGTTCTTGCGGTGTGGGTGGGGGCATAACAGGTCAGGGTGCCGATATCCTGATTATCGATGACCCGATTAAAGACCGAGCTCAAGCAGGTTCTAAGACTATTCGAGACTCCATTTGGGATTGGTACACATCGACCGCATACACCCGACTGTCTCCCGGAGGAGGCGTCATCGTAATGGCCACCCGTTGGCACACAGACGATCTGATTGGTCGATTGATCCAGAGAATGGGAGAGGGAGATACATTCCGGATCGTGAATTATCCGGCAATTGCGGAGCATGACGAATTGCACCGCAAAGCTGGGGAAGCCCTGCATCCTGAGCGGTATCCGCTCTCAACTCTGCTGCAGATCCAGAAAACGATCGGCAGTCGTGACTGGGAGGCACTGTATCAGCAGCATCCGGTTCCCGATGGCGGTGCTTTATTCAAGCTCGAGTGGTTTAGAAGATGGACAGCAACAAGCCTTCCGCCAGAGTTTGACCATACGCTCATGTCGTGGGATATGACGTTCAAGGATTCCAAAAACTCCGACTATGTGGTCGGTCAAGTGTGGGGCAAAAAAGGACCGAATTTTTACCTGCTTGATCAAGTACGGGGCCAATGGGATTTTGTGAAGACAAAAGAGATGGTCCGAGTTCTTGCCCATAAGTGGCCGCGTGTTGTCCGGAAGCTGGTTGAAGATAAGGCGAACGGATCGGCGGTGATCTCTGAGCTGAAATCTACGGTTTCGGGATTTGTTCCGATAACGCCCACTGAATCGAAAGAGGCCCGGGCATCGTCCGTCACTCCTTATTTTGAGGCAGGGAATGTTTTTATTCCGGAAGACAGTGCAGCGCCTTGGGTGCCGCATTACGTCAGTGAGTTGCTTGAGTTTCCTGCAGGTTCTCACGATGACCAGGTGGACAGCACAACTCAGGCATTGAACTATTTCCGCAACGGCTCAGGCGTCATTCTGACCCGAGAGCAGATGCAGCAGGCACGTTTTAGATTTTGAAAATCATGAATCAACTGGACGAAAACAAACGCCGAAAGATCAATCAAGAGATCCTCGACGCGGCAGGCTCTCGCTTCGTGCCTCCTAGAACATCGTTCTCTTCGGAAGATGCTAAAGCGCTCTTTTATCCTCCGATCACTTTGAACACCAAAGAGCCGGAGAAAGAGGAGTCTCGCTTCACGAACGATGCCGCGATTGGCTCGAGTTTCAACGCGTACTATGCATCTTTGACACAGCACGCTTTGGACCTAGGACAGTTCCCGATGACATCGTTTGTCGGTTACGGTGTCCTTCAGAATATCGCCCAAAACGGCATGATCCGCACCTGTATTCAGACTGTCGCGGATGATATGTGCCGGGAATGGATTCAGGTAGAGGGCGGTGAAGACGAATCGGCGGATAACGTTAAGCAGCTCCAAGATCTGCAGGAGAACAAGTATCGACTGAGACGGCTTTTTAATGAAGCCCTGAGCCTCGTCGGCTTCATGGGAGGATGCTTCATTTTCGTTGACACAGGAGTCGAAGGAGAGGCTCTAAAGCTCCCTCTTAATTTCTCTGACAAATCAGCAGAACTGGTTGGCGAGGATAAGTCGGTCAAATTTATTGTCATTGATCCGGTAAATGTCTCGCCTGGTTTTTACAACGCCAACCAGCCGCTCAAAGATGATTACCTTAAGCCAAAGTCTTGGTTTGTTTTTGGGCAAGAGGTGCATGCATCTCGTCTTATTCGACTGGTTGACAATGAGCCCCCTTTACTTCTGAGACCAGCCTATAACTTCCTTGGAATCCCACAGGCTCAGATCTTATGGGACTATGTGCTGCACTGGAACAAGGCCAGAGAAACGGGCGTCAGCATTCTGGAGAAACTCAACCTCACGGTATTCAAAACAAATTTTGCTGAGGCTTTTGAAGCTGGCGGGATTGAGCAGTTAGACGCGAAGATGATGCTCTTACAGCGTTATCGCTCTAATGAGGCCATTTTTGCCTGTGATTCTTCCGAGGATCTGCAGAACATCACACTGACGATCTCAGGAGTTGAAGGCATTATTCGTCAAGCTCTGGAATTCATTGCGGCCATTAACCGTACACCGGCGGTCAAGCTGCTCGGAATCTCTCCGAGCGGTTTCAACGCTACCGGTCAGAGCGACATCCGGAATTACTACGACCATATCAAATCAAAACAAGAGCTCAATCGAGACGCAATTCAAACTGTCTTGAAAGCTATCCAGTTGGTGGAATTTGGACACGTTGATCAGTCCATTACATTCAAATTCAACGAACTTGGAGAGGCAGATGCCGCGGCCACAGCAATCACGGCCAAGACGAAGGTCGACATGTTGGCTGTTCTGCAGGACCGCAATGTTCTGAGTGCTGAAGAGGTCCGTGAGTTTGTCCGACGCGATTCCGATATGGGTTTGGACTTCATTCCGGAAGAATTGCCGGAAGGGATGGAGGGAGAGCTCATGACCGATGATCCCAGTCAGCAGAATGAGCTGATGAACAACTTCCTGAAACAGCGCTCGGCCGAGAACGTGGCGCCGGCGCCGAAGGTTGATGAAGACAAAGCTGGAGAGATTTTCTAATGAAGACTGCTCGTGCTGTTCAGCCGAATCTAGGCAGACAGGCAAAGTTCAAAAAGAAGCTCGACACCTTCTTGCGGTCCTTTAGAAATAGGATTCTCAACGAGATTCTCCTTTATCTGTCCGATGCTGGAGGATTGACCGAGGACGCTTCCTTAACGTTCCGTCCGGACGATCCTCTCGATCGCGCACGGCTGCGGAATATCAAGGAACGAATTAACCGCTTGGTTCTTCGTGATCCGGATAGATTCCGTCGCAATGTTGATGACTTCATAGCCCGTAACATGGGCAACTGGATAAGAACGGCGGATCGGGAAACACGCCAGATTGCTGAGTGGTACGTGAAAAACCTTGCCGCCGATGTCTCGACAGCTCAAAAGGCATCGCTCAAGGCGGCGGGCATTCCTGATTCCGTTTTTGCTTATGAGATGAGGCAGACGCGCAAGCACTTCTTCATCACGCCTCAGGCAATAAATGAACTACCGGGAATGGTCGCCGACACGACGAGCCTCATCAGCAACATCACAACATCCGAGCTGACAAATATTCGCTCTGCCTTTATGGATGCTTACGAAGGTCATGGCACGTATTCGCAGATTGTGGAAGCCCTTGGACGATCTTCTTCATTTACGGCTCAACGAGCTCAGCGTGTGGCAATTGACCAAACGCTGAAACTGAATCAGCAGATTCAGCAGGCCAACTGCAAAGGTTTAGGGATTACTCGCGGGGTTTGGATTCATGTCCCTGGCAAGTACACCAGTCGAGAAAGCCACATTGAGATGAACGGAAAAGAGTTTGATCTTTCTAAAGGCCTGTACGACAAGGAGGTCGGTCGGAACGTGATGCCCGGTGAGCTTTATTGGTGCAGATGCCAGTTCAGAAGCATCCTTCCGGATTAAACATTTTCGAGGTTATTACTGTGGGAAATCTAAAACGCACGGTTGCAATTGATTCTGTGAGTGTTCGATCTGTGGACGACAACGGTTTCCTCCATGTCCAAAAGTCTCCGCTGACAAGAGTTCAAGTTGCTCCGTATTACGGGAAAGAGATTGCAGGCTGGCGAGAGCTCGGATTAGACCCTGAAAAGATCTATCACGCCTATCGACCGCCTGAAGAACTTAGTTCTCCCGAAACTATTCAATCAATTAACGGTATCCCGATTCATCTGGAGCATCACGATGATCACGGAGCCCCCGAGAACAAACAAACCCGTGTGGGTACTACCGGAACGGACGGAGCTTTTGAGGCTCCGTTTTTAGTTAACTCTCTACATATTTACGACCAGGACGCACGCAGCAGGATCGAGGACGGTTCAATGCGTGAGTTGAGCCTGGCATATACGTTCGAGCCCGACTTCACGCCGGGAGAGACACCTGATGGAGAGAAATACGACTATGTGCAACGCCGGATCAGAGCGAACCATCTGGCGCTTGTGGAAACTGGGCGCGCTGGGCCTGAGGTAAGAGTTCGCGATTCTAATAAGGACTTTCTCAATATGGAAAAAGATGACGCTGTTGAGCAGGCTGAAGTGACGTTAGCAAAGGCGATTATCGATTTGCATTCCGTTGATCCCAACGGAAAAATCGTTGACGGCGCTCAAGATGATGACAAAGACGCGATGATTCAAAAAATCATCGAAGGACTGAAGGCAAAAGGCCTGACGGACGAAGAAGCTGAAAAGCTTAAGACAACTCTGTCTGACCTGGCTTACTCTCAGGCTACAGGAGACGAAGATCCCAAGCCTGATGATCAAAAAGAGGCACAGGACGACGATCCGGAGCTCGATGAAAAAATGAAGGATCCGAACTTCAAGGCTGGTTTTGAAGCTGGCGTCCTTTATGGCGAAAAACGTGAGAAGGACGATCCTAAACGCCTCGATTCTGATCACGAACGCGAAGGCGAAGAACGCTATCTCGAAAAAGAAGCAGAAGATGCACTGAAATCCTGTGGTCTTGATGAAGCTTCTGAAGAAGAGAAGAAGGCTTTTGCTGCCGGATTGAATTACGCCCAGAAGAAAGATGAAGGCGCACAAGATGAGGATCCGAAACCTGATGATGGCAAAGAAGAAAAGAGTTCTGCCTCTGACTCCATGAAGATTCTCCGAAACGCCATCTACTCTGAACTGGCCGCAATCGAAGAAGTCAAGCCGGTGTTAGGTGTTATCCGTGCCGGATCCTATGACTCCGCAGGTTCCATCTATGTGGCAGCACTCAAGAAACTCGGTTTGAAAAACATCCCCGCATCCGAAGCTCGATCTGCGTATCGCGCCTACATGCAGGGTCGAAAGGCCTTAGCTGGTGCGAAAGACTCCGGCGCCAAGGTGACCGAGAAGCCGACTGCCGTCAGCGCAATTTTGAACAATGTTAAATAAATAGGAGATTTTTTGATGCTTCAAAAATCTGTAGGTCTCTATCCTGCTATCGGTATTCCGGGACAGCAGGTTGCATTCAATCAGGCCGTCTACACGCCTCAGAACTACTTGTCTGACGGTACTGTCCAGTGCGGTGGTTTTGCGTTTGCTGTAGCCGCCTCCACAACCGGAACAGCCGTGAAATTCCCAATCGCATCCTTGAAGGGCTCTGCAGGGGCCAAACCGATCGGTTTTGTTGAGCGCACGTTCACAGCGTCCATCGAGCTGGGCACAGATACTCCGGACATTTATCCGAAAGGGGCTGAGCTGACGATTGCCGTTCGAGGTGACTACTACATCGTCGCACCTGCGGCAGCAACCATCGGTCAAGCTGTTCTCTGTGATCCGACCACTGGCGCCATCACATTTGGTGCTGCCGGCGCCGCAAATGACACCGGTTGGACAGTTCAGACGGCTGGTGCAAAGGGCGACACGATCATCATTTCCAATCACGGCCTCGGTTATCAGCCTGCCGCGAGCGGATCCTAATCTGAGGTAAAAAATGAACGATTTTGAATTAGCAAAGCAAAAAGGCGTGCATGGTGTGGAAGCAAAAGGATTCATGTCCTATTCCACAGACGCCAAAGGTAAGATCAACGTCGACTACGATGCAACGGTTAAGGCAATGGCTCGAGATGCCGCATTGCAGACTCCCGTGTCTGTCGGCGTCCCTTCCGTCTTCACGACATTCATTGACCCGCAGGTCGTCCCCATCCTGTTTGCCGCCCAGAACGCTACAAAGATTTTCGGCGAAGAAAGAAAGGGTGACTGGACAGATAACTTCTTCACCTTCCCGGTCGAAGAGTATGCCGGCAATGTGACTCCTTACTCTGACTTCGCAGAGAACGTCTCCACAGACGTGAACGTTGATTACCCGACTCGCGAAAACTTCTTGTTCCAGACCGTCATCAAGTATGGCGATCGTGAAGTCGGCCTTGCGGCCAAGGCCAAGTTGAATGTTGTTTCTTCTAAACAACAGGCTTCTGCTTACGTGATGGCGATGGCTCACAACAAGTTTGCGCTTTATGGCGTCGAAGGTAAGAAGGTCTACGGTCTGTTAAATGACCCGAACCTGAACGCTTCGATTTCTCCGATCTCCATCACCACGGGATCTACCGCTAACTCTACGTGGACAGCAAAGTGCGCTGCACAGCCTGAGAAGACTGCCAACATTGTCTATAACGACATTAACAAGCTTTGGGCTGAAATTAGCAAGAATAACGGCGGTTTGGTTGATCAGAACTCCCGCATCATTCTCGCTGTCAGCAACACCAGAGCTCCTTACCTGACCGAGCCGAACTCCTTCGGTCTTACGGCCATGACTATGCTCAAGCAGTCATTCCCCAACATCGAGGTTGTTCAGCTTCCTGAGCTGACTACAACGGCTGGTGAAATGCTGTACATGACTGTTCCAGACCTGTTTGGCATTGAGACTGGTATCTGCGCATTCTCTGAGAAGTATTTCTTGGGTCGTGTGGTTCCGGAAATGTCAAGCTACAAGCAAAAGGTCGTTGGCGGAACTTGGGGCGCTGTTATTCGTCGTCCCAGCCTCGTTGCCACGATGCTCGGCATCTAACCTGAACTAACCAGCTACGGAGGCCCGATCTCTCGGGCCTCTTTCTTAGGAGATTGAAATAATGGCTCGTACAAACACAACTCAGAAAGCAACATCCGGAAAGGTTGTCGCAGACAATTTCAGCAATACCCAGAAGAAGAGCACTGCTAAAACTCAGTCCACGGTGATCATTGCTTGCACTCTGGCACACGGCCTCAAATTTGATGATGTGCCGAATGGCAATGGCGGAACAAAAACGATCGTTTTTCCGGGCGTAAATGATTCGCTTAGAGGAAAACGTGACGGGATCCTGCTGGGCAAGGGAAACTCTGTCGCATTCCAGATCGATAAAGAGGACTGGGAAAACATCAAGCGCATGCATGGTCAGGAGGCTGTATTCACAGGCGTGAATGGCGGTATTCCGTGCCTGCTTGAGATGAAATCAGTTCAAGAATTCAGAGGCCGCGAGGACGAGTTAAAAGAAGCGTCCCACGGCCTCAATCCGATCGATCCTGAATCGGTCAACGTTGAAGAAGTTAAGAACGAAGAAGGTTAACAAAATGGCTGTCGTCGTCTTTGATCCTGAAAAATTTCGAATCCTTCATCCTGCGTTTTCGGATGAAGTTAAATTCCCGGACGAAACTCTTCAGTTCTACTTTGATGTGGCGGTGGAGTTCGTGGGGAATACGGACGCCGACAGCTTTGCTCCCTATGATCCGGACAACAAGATCTATACAAGGGAGCGCCTTCTTGATCTTGCAACCTGCCACCTGCTGACACTCAGCCAGCAGCCGAACGGTCAGGTTGGCAGGATTGCTAGTGCTACGCAGGGAAGTGTGAGTACCAGCTTTGATCTTCTGAAAACGAATACTTTTGTCGGAGATTGGTGGGCTCAAACACAATGCGGCGCCATGTACTGGACGCTGACTGCCAAATACCGAATCGGCGGCCGAGTTTATCCGGGAAACAATTACCATCCGTGGGGATGATGATGGGCATCAAAATCACATCTAACAATGCGTTCAAAAAGCTGTCAGAGAAACTCAAGGCCGATAGCAATAAAAAACTAGAGGTCGGAATAATGATTCCGGACATTGCCACCATTGGGATGTATTTGGAATATGGGTGGACCCAATCAGTGACGAGTAAGCAAGGACACTATCTGTCAGCCCAGCTAGGACTTCCTCCGAACAGCAAATTCACGACCCTGTACATGCCTCCGCGTCCGTTTATGAGAGCCACATACGCTCAAAAACGAATGGATTGGCAGGAGAAATTTAGGTCCCGCTTCCTAAAAACGTTCGACATAACGCATTCGTTAGGCGTCATGGGGCAAATGGCTACCGATGACATCAAGCAAACGATTCGAGAAGCAGGTATTCCTGCTGGTTCATTTCCTAAACGATCAGAGCTAACGATGGCACTGATGCAGGCAAGAGGAGAAATGGACAAGGCCAAGAAAGCTAAAGGGAAAGGCACTCTGCCTAATAACGTGATGACCACGAAGCCTTTGACGCTGAGTGGCGTCCTGCAAAGCTCAATAACTTGGAAGGTTTCCTAATGTCTCTCAACCTACATGCAATTGTCCGTCAGGCAATAAACGCCAACTATGCTGACGAAACCTTCAAGCTGTATCGATCGGTCGGTCAAAAGAATGTAGGAGGGATTGTCCAAGCGTATTACGCACCAGCAGAGGAGATTCAAGGGAATTTTCAAAGCGAAGGCGATAGCGCGTTGGATCATGCCAACTTAGCCGGACAGAACACCATCATCCGGCGCCTGTATCTCTTCGCATCGAGCGACCAGAAGCAGCGACCTTGGGCAATCTATAGGCCATTAGCGAGGTCGGGAGATTATGTCGAAGACTCCAAGGGAGGCCAGTGGCTGATCACTGCGGTGATTGAAGATTTTTCCGATGCCGGTTGGGAGGCGGTCCGCTGCACACTCCAAACCACGCCTCAGAAGTTGAATATCGCGGAAGATGAAGATGAAAGCACAAAACCTGACCCCGAACATCCGGACAGCAATCCAGGAGTTTCTTGAGATATTTGCAGTTCCGGCTGTGGCGCCGGAAAACATCTTCTACGGGAACCAAAATAATCTAGCTTTGCCTCCTGAAGGAAACGATTACGTCATCTATTCCTACATCTCAAGCGTCCGCCATGGAACGAGTGCTGAGGATTGGGAGAAGGACCAAACCGATGACAATGTTTACCTCTCAACGACTACAGAGGTTTTGGTTCAGGTCGATTGCTACGCCTCGACATTAAACGGCTCGGACGGCATGAATGCGATGCTGAGGGCTCAGGCCTTGGAGACCGTATGCAGGTCTCAGGTCGGCGTGAAGTTCTTCGTTGATAGAGGAATCAGCCTGCTTCATGCGGATGATCCGAGAGACACAACCATTATCGGAGACTCCGATAACTATGTCCGGAGATCCACGCTGATGATTCACCTCAGCATGCAGAGCCAGATCAAGGTGTCGATGGGATTCTTTAGTGCGGTTGATGTGGACCTGAAAAACGTTGATGTGAGCTACCCGCCGAAGGAAAAGCAATGAACGCGCAACTTGCTTTCAAACTTGGGCGTGCATTCAAGCTTGGACTAATGTATGGGCTTGGGAGAACTTACGCAACAAACCCTGGTGATGCTCAGGATGCTGCAAAGTGGATAACGGTGAATGGCACTCATATACCAGTCGGTAAGAATGGCAAACTGGAAGGGAAAGTAGGAAAGAAGGTAGAAAGCCAGCAGTCCTATCCGAAATCGGGGAAAAATCTCATTGAGAGTCCGCCGTCAAAGGATATTCATAGTTACTTGCAAAAGGCCGGAGGTAATCCCGCTAAAGCTATCGTCCTCTATTACGACAATGAACTGCGAGGAGGTTCGGTTAGCACTGAGGTGGAGATATCTGGGAAGAAGCAAACAGTTTCTGTCGTTTTCGATGGCAAAGGGAGAAAGGAATTTAAGAAATTTTCCGGGCACCTACGAGAAATACTAGAGGTTCTTCCTTTTGTTCCAGAAGTAATAGAAAAAGGCTCCTACTTCGGGAGGAAAGAGGCTGTCAACCATTCTCCGCAAGTGGCCTTTCATACAAAAATGAAAAACGTAAGGGTTAATGGCATTAAAAAAACAGTGGCTGTCGATATAGGAGAATCGTCACGCACTGACTTCCATGCCTACAACGTCAACACCGAAGGAAACCGATGGTTTGATAAGAAAAAGGCTTCTTTTGAAATTGAAATGAGAAAAAGAAAAGCCAGAGACGCTGTGCTATTACCGCCTTCTAAGGGCTCGGTGAAAGGTTTACACCGGTCAACAGAACAATCTCTAGCTATGAGCGGAATTGTAGAACGGCCCGAAGAGCCGGTCAAGATGTCAGTCCTAAGAATAAGAATTTTATGAAAAAAAATAGCCCCGTTCAGTTGGTAGCTGAGCGGGGTTTGAGTTAACTGATTGCAAGGGAATCAGTCAATATGAACATTTTACACGACCTAGCGGAGGCCCTAACCATGGTCACTGCCGTTCCTTTGTATGCAGCTCTTCCCGTTTACCTAATCGGTTACGGGCTCGCAGTTTGGGTGATTGCGAAAGCGATTAAGGCTGTAAAGGATATTTTCAAATAAATGAGTTTCTGGTGTGGCCCATAGCCACCCTATAAAAAATTATCGTCGGCGCCCTCGGGCGCTTTTTTATTTGAGGAAAAACATGTCAATCAATGCTTCGCGACTCGTTTCTATCACTCCGAGAGTGATAAGCGCAGGTAGCGCCGATCTTGAAACAAATGGTCTGCTGCTGACCCAGAATGCTCTGATTCCTGCAGATTCTCCGGCACTGGAATTCGTGACCGCTACCGCTGTCGGGAATTATTTTGGTGCGGAATCTCCTGAGGCAGACTTTGCTAATCAGTACTTCTCCGGAGTGAACAATCAGCAAAAGGCGATTAACCGTCTTTTTGTGGCCCGCAGAATCAATGCAGACGCGGCCGCTTGGATTAAGTCTGCTCCGATCACAGCTCAACTTTCTGAACTGACAGCCATTACGACCGGTTCCCTGACGATTTCGGTCAACGGCACAGAAAAAGAAGTCGTGAACCTCGACTTCTCCACGGCTAAGTCTTTCAGTGACGTTGCAACAGAGCTGGCTTCTGCAGTTGGGTCGGTTTCCGGCGCCTTTAACTCAGATCAAAATGCCATCATCCTGACTACAACAGAAACAGGCGATACCGCTTCAATCTCCTTCGCGACAAAGGCGACCACTGGAACGGATGTATCTGCATTGCTCGGATTGACGGAGGATTCCGGCGCCGTTCTCTCTCAAGGCGCTGATGCTCTGACACCGGCTCAGAACATGAACCTTGTCACCTCTGTTTCTCGCAATTGGGTCGGATTCACAACTCTTTATGCAACAGAGGTGGATGAGGCTTCCGCTTTAGCGGCTTGGGCCGACATTGATGATGACTATGTGTACTTTGATTGGTCCACAGACACAAAGATGCTGGATCAATCTACCCAGTCCACAACGAAAGCCGCCCAATTAGCTGAAAGCAATTACAACTGTTTGGCGATGGTTTACGGTACCGCTCAGGATGCCGCGGCCTTCCTTGCAGTCGGTGCTTCTATTGATTGGTCTGCAATTCAGGGTATCAAGACATGGTTCGCAAAATCTGCTTCCGGAATTAAGGCCTCCGTTCTCAGCGACGAAGTGGCCGAAGCATTGGATGATCTCAGGGTTAATTACGTGGGCGCATTCGCAACACGTAACGCGGAGTTTGATTTCATCAACCGAGGCTGTCTGCTCTCCGGAATTTATCAATGGATTGACGCTCTGTACGGAATGATCTGGTTCAAGGCCCGCATCCAGCGTCAGATCATGGACGGGTTCGCGGCTATCAATCGTGCTCCCTACAACGCCACCGGATTTGCTTATATCGAGGCATGGTTGCTCGATCCCATCAACGATGCCAAGCGTAATGGCGTAATTGATACAGGACTGGCTCTGTCCAACTCGCAGGTTCAGCAGTTGCTGACGGAAACCAACAATCCGACGATTAAGCAAGACCTCTACTCTAAAGGCTATTGGTATTTGATTGAGGCTCCTTCCGCAAATGTGAGAACCCAAAGAGGAAGTCCGAGACTTGGATTATTTTTCACCTACGCCGGCAGTGTCCAACGAATCGAAATGCCACTGACCGCTGTCATGTAATCGAATTTCACAACCGCAAAGACCCGTCGTGAGGCGGGTTTTTCATTTAGGAATGAATAAGAAATGAAACCGAAATTAGATATCACATCCGCCAATGCGTCAGCAGTTATGACGATTGAAGAGCTGTATCCGAACGGTCTGAAGCTGGAAAGATTCTCCACAGATGCGGCTATCGTTGCCGATTCCCAGCAGGTTGCCGAGACCCGTATGGGCGTAGACGGCTTTATGGCAGCGGGCGTTACTCCGAATATTTATCCCGTAACGATCACGCTTGAGGCCAACTCTCCGACTGCGACTGCATTCACTACGCTCTACGAAGCAATGAGGTCCAACAAACAGCTCTATGTCTGCAATCTGACAATCAAGATTCCATCTATAGACAAGACTTACCAGTTCTCAAACGGTGTGCTGCAGACGGCAAATCCGATGCCGGCACTAAATAAAGTCCTGGCGCCTACAACTTGGGTGTTCCACTTTGAATCCATGGAGCGAATCTAAATGAAGGAACCGAAAGTTATCAAATTGGAAGACGGCGGTAATCAGCTGACCTTCAAGATTTATCCGTTTCCGGCAACTAAAGCTGAAGATCTAATGATCCGGATTGCCTTGATGACCGGCAAAAACCTCGATATTGAGAGCGAAATGGGATACAGAGAGGTGATCAAAGCGCTTGTAAGTGTTCCTCATGCAGAAGCCAAGGCTCTTTTAGATGAACTGCTTTCCGAGGTCTACAAGGTGGATGGAAAGAGCGAGATCAAATTCTCCTTCGATGATGCAGACGGCTATATCTCCAGCCCGTTGACCATCCTTAAACTTAGAATCGAGAGCTTCAAGGCGAACTTCGGTTTTTTTCCCGACTTGATACGCCAGTTCTCCCCCGCCGTGCAGAATTCTTAGCCGATTGTGCCAAGGTTAGAGGCGTAGCAGTAACAACTCAGCTATCGCCTCTGATCTCCCGTTTAATAAACGGCGGCATGGCGTCCTTGGTCGAGCTTCAGACACAACTAACGCTGGAAGATGCCTACGCATTAGACGAGGCACTTTTGATTAAGAACTACAACTCGTGGGTGGCGCAAAAGAGCGCTTAAGAACATGGCTCAAAAGACCGACTCTTTAGTAATTGATGTATCCGTCAACTCGAATGACGTAGTTAAATTCTTTGAGCTAATGTCTGAGAAGCTGAATCAGTTGCTCGGATTTGCTCAAGAGGCCGGCGCAAAGCTTGACGCTCTGGGAGAAGGCTCTGACGGCATCAAAGAGGTTTCTTCTTCTATAAATGAGGCTGGACAAAACGCCAAGAAAACCTCTAAAGATTTAGAGAACATCGGAACTAGCGGCAAGAAAGCAGGGAAGGATGTTTCAAAGGCCTCAAAGGATGCCTCGAAATCTCTTTCTCAGCTTGATTCAATGGCGAAACAAGTCTTTTCCGCCATTAAGAGTTACGCCGCTCCGCTGGCCGCTATGTTTGGTGCCCAATTCATGTTCGGCAATTACATAGATGAAGGTGCCAAGCTCGACGACATCTCTAAAAAAGTTCGGATGAATGTGTCCGAGATTGATGCATGGCGAAAAGCGAATGTAGCCGCGGGAGGAAGCGCCGAGGCATTCACTCAGGCCATGCAAGCATTTACTGAGCGCACCGGAGCAAGCGGAGAAGTTTTCCTTCGTATGGGAAAACAGCTCAACGGTATGACCGGAGCCCAAGCAAACTACGCTCTGAAATACCTCGGATTGACCCGTGAAAGCGCTGCCGTTTTTCTGCAAAACAACAAGCAGATGGGGGAGCTGGTTGAGACATACCGGAAACTCGCCTTAACGCCTAAAGACGCAGAGAATGCCAGACGCTTCAAAATTTCATGGCAAGTAACCGGGATGGCGATTCAAAGTATCGGAAACGGAATTGCAAAATTTTTCCTTCCGTACATTGAAAAGGCCGTTACGACTTTTGGAGAGGCTTCCGCTTTTATTGGTGAGCACAGTCAATTTATTCAATTAGCCCTCAAAGGCATTTCGATAGCCGCGGTCTTAGCATTCGGGCCAAAATCAGCATTGATGATGTCCGGAAAGCTTTTGGGCGCTTTGACGAGCCCCATCGGTCTTCTTATTGCCGGAGTCCTCCTGCTTGCCGGAGCTATCGATGACTTAATTGTTTTCACCAAGGGCGGACCGAGCGTATTTGAAGATTTCCTGAAATCTGTAGGCTATACAGACGATCAAATCAAAGGAATCCGAAAGTCGTTTCAGGATGCCTGGAAGTCAATCTCAGACCTTTTAGACAAACTTTCGCCGCTCAAAGACATGTTTCTGCAGGCCTTCGGGGACGTGGTTGTGGCGGCGATCACGGCGGTCGTTGGGTTTATCGGAGATTTAGCGAAAGACATTGCGAGCCTTATAAATGCCATGCCAAAAATGAAGGATAACTTCATTAAAGCATGGGAGGACATTGAGTCCGGGTGTAAAAGAATTTTCAAATGGTTGGAAGACAAAATGAAGTTTTTCACCGATTGGGAATTACCGGACTGGGCTTCTAAATCTATTGACACTGTGGGCGGATGGTTTGGCTTTGGTGACGATAAGAAGGCACCGATTAAAGCACCTCCGGGAGCTCAGGCCGGCGCCGCTGCTTCGATTGTTCCTAAGGCTTCCACTTCTGTTATCAACGCGCCGATGAAAACGGATGTCAGCATTACCATCCAGGGCAACGCCGATCCTAAGGCCGTTCATGATGCCGCCTATCGCGCAGTAATGGAAGGCCAGGGTGACTATGAGGACATGTTGGCGAATCAGGCAAGCGCCTATTTGAAAGGGTGATCAACATGGCAAGTATCAATTCTGTGATGTCGATAGGATGGGCGGTAGTAGGCAATAACCTTCTGCCGTTCGTTCCGTACACCTCTATTGGAGCAGTTGATGCAGATAAATCTTCAAGGGTTCCGACAGAGCCCATTGAAAACGGCCAGCTGGCAGCATTCAACATTGTGCGAGAACCCGAGCGGGTGAACGTAGAGTTCTTATTTAACGGTAATTACGCTATTCAGGTTTTGGCCCTTGCCATGCTTGATAGGAGATTAAACAGCACAGACACCTGCACGATATTTAGCCCTGCAAAAATTTGGCGAAACATGGCGCTCGATCACTATGATTTTTCCCGAACTCAAACGACGGGCGCCTCAATGCTCAACGTCCACGCCTCGTTCGTTGAAATTGTCTCTGTAAACCTAAGCCGGCAAAAAACCTCGTACTCGCCCAAGCGTGCAACCTCGGCCAATAAGGTGAATACCGGGCAAGCCCAAGTGAAACCAGGGTTCTTAAAGAGTATTACCAACTTATTTAACAAATGAACCAAATCGTTATAAGTGCTCTTCCGTTCCAAGAGTTCTCATGTGTTCTTGACGGTCAAAACTGCGTTATCCGGTTACGACAAGTTGCCGAATACCTCTTTTGTGACCTGATGGTTGAGGGCGTCCAGATATTCTCTGGGCGCCGATGCTGTGTAGAGACGGACATCAATTGTTATCCGACGCCTCTATTTTCGGGGCGTTTGTTTTTTGTGGATACCTTAGGGAACTCAGACCCTCAATACGAGGGGCTCAATTCTCGATGGCTATTGATTTATGAGGAGGCAGGAAATGCCGTCACTACTGCCGGAAATTGATAAAAACACAACTTACACGCAAAAAGAGGTAGCTGTAACTATCACGCTGGACGGTCAAGAGGCGGTTACGTTTCAAGGATTCGCAGTTAAGTGTACGGTCGAAAAGTCCGGATGTCCTGCATTTCCTAAGGCTCAGATAGAACTTAAAGGGTTGTCTTTAACCACGATGGAGCGGTTGACACATTTAGGTTTTAAGTCATTTTCGTTGAAGCGAAACAAAATCAATGTTTCTGCCGGAGAGAAGGGAAAAACTCTGTCGGTTATCTTCAAGGGCGAAATAATTAACGCCTGGGCGGATTTCAATGCCGCTCCTTCTCCGACTTTTAAGATCGAAGCTAATTGCGGACTTTTCCCTGCACTCATTCCTCAGCCGCCAATTTCTGTTAACGGAAACCAAACGGTTGCAGGCTTAATTGACCAGATTTCAAAAGAGATCGGCTACACACTTGAGAATAACGACATCACGGCTTCAATCAAGGACTGCATCATTGAAGGCGATCCGGTTACGAAAATGAGACGAATTGCCGGAGCAGTGGGGGCCAACCTGATTTTTGACGATGACAAGGTGGTGCTTGTTGAAAAACACGGAATCCGAAAGACCCAGGGCTCTATTCCCTTGATTAACGCAATGAATGGGATGATCGGGTATCCGACATTCTCCAACAACGGTATCAACGTTACGACGTTTTTTAGGCCGGATCTGCGGATCGGAGCAAATTTCAAATTAGAGACGATAGTCCCAAGAGCATCCGGAACTTGGAAGATCACGGGCTTGAGACATGAGCTCAGTGCAAACGATCCCGGTGCTCAGGCGTGGAAAACGAGCATTACAGCAATCTATCCTAGGTGGTGAGGTCGATGAGTAATCAAGAATTCAGTGCGAACTATGATGATTTTGCAGGCTCTAATCCCATAAATGCCCTAGAGTTTTTCGTAAAGTCGATCCTTTCGAAGACGGTCTATACGGCATTTCCGGTCACGGTAACGGCAGTCAAAAGGTCAGGCACAGAAGCCGGCGCCGGGTATGTTACGGTCAAACCGTTGCTAAAGCCTATGAATGTACAGGCTCAAGGGATTGAAGTGACAACGATTCCTAAACTGCCTTACTTTCGACTGCAGCATGGCACCGCCGCAATCGTTTGTGATCCAAAAGTAGGGGACGTGGGTTTAGCTGTTGTTGCCAAACACGATGTTTCAAATGTGAACGGGGACAATACGTCTAAAGTTCCGGCGACATTTAGAGAGTTCGATCCATCTGATTCGTTCTATATCGGTGGTTTTTGGGGTAAGGCTCCTGAAGTCTTTATTCATTTGGAAGATGAAGGGACTATCAAGATTAAAGCTCCGACAAAGATCACGATTGAATCTCCGGAGTGTGAGGTTAATGCGAGCGCCAGTTTCACAGTCAACTCTGCTCAGATCAATTTGAACGGACCAATTTCTGGCGGTGGTTCTGGCGGCGCTGATGCAACATTCAGTGGAGATGTGACGGCCAAGGGTATAAGTCTGACAGATCATGTTCACTCAAACGTCGAAAATGGGCCTTCTAACACCGGCGCCCCGCAGTAAACGAGGAAGTTAGATCATGCCGCATACAGCAAAAACAGCTCTTCTGAATCCTCAGTCATGGGATCTGCAGCTGACAAAGGAAGGAAACATCCTCCTTACGTCTGGAGCTTTGGCAATAGCTCAGAACTTGGCTAATGAGATTCGGTTGTGGACCGACGATGCTTACTTCCAGCAGGCCAACGGCATTGCTTGGAAAGAAGCCCAACTTGCGAAAAAGTTGGATTCATCTGTTCTGGCTCAGTTGATTCATGAGGCAGGGAATAGAGTCGATGGGGTGAGATCTGTTGATTCTGTAGACATTACTGAGTTCGATGAGGAAACAAGAACTCTTCACGGAGAAATCACGATCACGACTGAGCAGGACGAAACAGTTTCTTTTGTGTTCTAAAAAATTATGGCTCAAATCATTTTTAATCCGCTGGTCGGCGTTGAACTGCCGAGCACTCAAGAGATTCGTTCTGATCTCGGCTCCCGGATCCAGCAGGCGTTTCAAACATCGCCAACGGATCCGCTTTTGAACATCGAGCCCAGCTCACCAATGGGACAGGTCCTAGATCTGATTGTGGCCGAAATCGAGGCTAAAAACTCTGAGATTCTTTTCCTGTCGAACATGGTCAACCCGGATCTCGCAACAGGAAAGTTTTTGGATGCTCTGGCGGCTCTCTACGGTTTGGATCGTAAAATCTCCGAGCCTACAGTTGTCAACTGTGTTCTGACCGGTCTGAAGGGGACGGTTATTCCCTATGGTGCGATCGCACAAGATGCTCTTGGCAACCAGTACAGACATTCGGCCGCAGCAGGTGCGCGAATCGGAGACACCGGAAGCGTCACAACAACCTTTACCGCTATTGAACACGGACCTCTAGAAGTAGCAGCGGGAGCAGTAAACAGAATCGTCACAACGATTGCCGGATGGGACACTATTAACAATCCTACCGCAGGTGTGGTCGGTCGAGATGAAGAGACGGACGCAGAACTTAGAAACCGCATGGTCGAAAGTTATGCTGTCAACGCCACCGGATATGTTGAAGCGATCGAGGCGAATCTGGCCGCGTTAGAAGGTGTTCTCGATGTCAGAGTTTTAGAGAATCCGACGAATGCAGTCATTACGCAGTTCGGTGTGAGCATCAATCCTCATTCCATTCTGGTCGCCATCGTTGGCGGAGAGGATGAGCAGATCGCTCAAACGATCTACCAGCGTAAGGATGCAGGCTGTGGGACTACCGGAAGCTATCAGGTTTCCTACACGGACTCCAGGTTCTACAACGCTACCTACGTGTACAACATTGTCAGACCTCAGAATCAAGCCTTGAAGGTTAAGATCGAATTCTTTGCTACTTCAATGAATCCGACTGAGAAAAACAACGTCATTCAGGCTGTAATCAATGACGTTCTTGGACAAGGTTCAAATGATCGCGTTTCATTGGCGTCGACTGTCTACGCTTCTCGGTTCTATGCCGCAATTCAGTCAGCGACAGCGGTTCCGGTTGCATCCATCCAAGTAGCTTTAGGGACAGGTGCTTTCGGATCCAGTGTCCAAATTCCTGCGAATGTGGAGCCTACGATTCAGGAGTCCGATGTCTCTCTGGTATTCCAGACAGGAGGCTAACGATGGCTGATTCTGCAACTTGGCGGAACATTCTGAGTGTCGAGGATTTCAGAAAACTCTCAAATGTCCGATCGTTGATTTCTATTGCGCTCCAGTCGCAGTATTCGCACTCCGAGCGATACCGACAATTAGGGTTACTTTTCAATGCCGAATTAGACGCGTCCCCTCAACTGGACGCGTTTTTTAATTTCATCTTGAACCCTGGGACAGCTTCTGGGGTTTGGCTGGATTGGTGGGGCAAACGTGTAGGCGTGAATCGAAACCTTGTAATTGATGGGCAGGACACACGACTGGATGATGAGTTTTTCAGATTCTTGATTTTTTATCGGGCTGTTGTGAATGTTTCGAACTCAACGGCTGAAACCATCAATTCTTTGCTGACCCGTCTTATTGGACTTCCAGCATTCGTAAACGATTATCAGGACATGACCATCAACATCCGAATTGTGGGGGAGCCGAATTCAGTTCAAATCGCGATTCTCAAAAACTACGGACTGTTGAATAGGCCTGCGGGCGTTCTGGCAAATGTCGAAGCCGTTGTGCCAAACACATTGGTCTTTGGTTTCTACGGATCAAAACTTCTTCCCTTCAATCAGGGCGTATTCAATCCTTCAAAGGTTATTGATATATGAGCAACTATCCTAAATTTCAAATTCCCGGAGTTGTGGCAGCTAACGGGGAATACACGATTCCTCCCTTAACTCCAACCGAAGCGGGAACTGGGCGATTGTCTGTACAGGAGGGCTGGGGTCAGGTCAATGCTGTTCCGATTGAACAGGGCGGTATTCCGCCGCACAAAGCAGACTTCAACGGTGTCTTGTTCCTTTTATCTCAATTTGCAGTGTGGTTCCAGCAAGGTGGAATCATGAACTACTCTGCCCTACTGGATTACGAGGTTGGCAATGAGGTCATGCAGAACGGAACAAAGTACCGATGTCTGCAGCCAAACGGCCCTCATTCAACGGCAGTAGCTCCCGGAACGAACAGAGCAGTTTGGAAAAATATTGATATCACTGTGCCGGCCGGCGCCGTTGTTCCTTTTTACAACGTAACTCTTGGAGGGTCAGCTAACAGGAATCCTATCTTTTGGGGATCTACACAAGCTGATGTTGGCTGGGTTTTATGTGACGGAGGCTCGGACGGCAGTGGAGGAACGGTACCAAACTTAGTAGGAAAGTTTGTTAAGGGATCCCTTCCTAAGGATGCGGGCGCTACAGGAGGATCTGCAACGATTGAAATTCCGAGTCTGTCTGTAAATGGAACCATTGGCGGAACGGCACTTACTGTCGCACAGTTACCCGCTCATTCTCACGGAGCAAGCACAGGAGGTGCGGGTGATCATACTCACTCTAAAGGAAGTATGAACATAACTGGCACCTTTGGCGGATGGGATTGCCAAGGTGGTCTCGATGGTGGAGGTGCCTTTTACGTGGAAAGTTATGGTAACTGGAAGGATGCTGGAGGTTCATTCAAAGATGATGTTCTTCGCCGAGTTGGTTTTAATGCCGCGAATGCTTGGACGGGAACTACCTCAACGAATGGGAACCATGTCCACACTGTATCGGTGGGAAATACGGGAAGCGGACAAACGCACACTCATCCACTAACTGCAAATGTAAGCATCTCTGGCGTTACCAATGAGCCGCCTTTTTACACACTGGCCTATTTTCTGCGATTGCCGGAGTAATTGAACATGGCAAAAACGAAATTTCAATTTCATTACACGCCTACAGGAACAGGCGTGATCAGCGGTCCAGAGGTTCTGAAGCAGACGGAAGATGCAATCAACGATGTCGGAGCTTATGCTGATCAAGCTTCTGATAATTCTTCGGAGGCCCTATCGATTGCAAAGGAAGCTCGTCAAACGGCTCAAACAGCCAATTCAACCTCTTCTAACGCCTTAGCTCAGGCTAACGCTGCTAACGAAAAAGTTGAGACGCTGAAACAAACGGTCGATGACTGGGATGCTGACATCCAAACATCGATCGCGCAGTCGAAGTCGGCGATTGATGCATCTACGATTGCAGTAAATACCTCGAATTCAGCTCAAGCGTCAGCAGCGGCCGCACAAACGGCGGCTCAAAGTTCTGCCGCCAGCGCTCAAACGGCGGAAAACAACGCGGCTCAAGCAGTCCAAACAGCTCAGACTGCCCAACAAGCCGCAGAGACAGCTCAAGGCAACGCAGAAACGGCACAGACGGCTGCACAAACAGCTCAAACAGCAGCACAAACGGCAGAGTCCAAGGCTGTGGAGGCGGCTTCCAATGCCTATGCAGTTCGAGTAATTGATCAGGTTTTAACGGCTTCCGGAACTATCCAGATTGCTGATTTAAAACCTCAAGGAAATATAAAAGCTGGAGACACGGTAGTTGGCACAGATGGCCGAATGTTTCGGATAACTTCCGTAAACGCCACAGCAGGTACCGCGCTTTTATCGGCAGACTACACAGACTTAACGCCTTCTGTTTCTTACGAAGCTCCTCAAACCTTGTCAGCTACTCAACAAAATACGGCGAGAAGCAATATCGGTTTCAGTGCAGGAGTCGACAGTTGGGCTGACGATAGTTTTAACGATAGGACTGATGATTACTTATGCCCGATTCTTGAAGAATTGATCCTCGAGAACGGTGGCACTCAGCAAGAAATCGATGACATAAAGAATGCCCAGACAGGACAAGACACTGGAACAGAGAATCCTTAATTAAGGAAAAAGTATGAAGACACTTGAAGAAGTCAAGCAAGAGATGCTTTCAAGGGCAATGAATCGACCTTTGTCTAAATATTCACTAAAAGACTCTGATGGGAGGATTGCAGTTTCGTCCAATTCTCCCGGACAACATGCATTCATCGATGCTAAGGATGAAGCTTTTGCTCAAAGCCATTACACCTTGTCAGAAAAATTTAAACGAGAAGACGGGACCATTATCAAATATTGGAAATTAGAACCCAGTCCTAAGGGATATTTCCAGAGTGCCGATGGGGACTATTATCTTTCAACTGAGCTTCCGGAACTGGATGATGACTTCGTGAAACAGCAGTATGAGCAGGAGGTCAGAGGGGAGCGCAATGCTCGAATCTCAGACACTGATCGATACGTTCAGCTCCCGGATATAACAGTTCAATCTGCCGCAAGAACTAAGCGATCTCAATTGACAGAAGAGGACAGAAAAGCATTGTTAGATTACCGGCAAGAACTCAAGGATCTTCCAGAGAAACAAGGATTCCCATTTGTCGATTACCCGGAATTCCCCACAGCTTTGGCTTATGAATTAGAGCAGGCAGTCAGCGATCGTAGTTCCATCAAACAGAGAGGTTTCTTTCATGCTTAAAGAATTGGCAAGTTTGTTGTGTAGTTTGTTTGTGCCCCGCAGAGCTGTAAGTCTTAGCAGCGGGGGGGGGTAAAATAATCTATGGAGAAAATCTTTCCACTGTTGGTCTAACTGATTTTTCTGAATCTGTAACAGCAACCTCTCTACCTTACGTTGTTCCATTTGATGGGTATGCAGTAATTTCGTGGCAGGCAGTTTGGTCAGGTTCTCCCACCTTTGCTTGGTTCCCAATCCTATTTAATAGCCACAACGTACATACGACAGTCGAAACAGAAGGGCTGTCTTATGTGTTTTCTTTTCCGGTAAAGAAGGGAGTAACGATATCTGCAGGCGATATTAAAAACGCAAAGATAATCCAGGTAACGGTTTACAAAATTAAGTAATAGCTCGGGCTCCTTGTCCGGGCGAGGAGTCAAAATGCTAAAACAACTTATTCAAAAGCTACTCGATAGCCGAACGACCCCAGAGGAGGCGGGGCATTCTGCTATGCCTAGCACAACAAAAACGATATTTCTCAGCAAAGACGAAACTGTCGGTTCTTGGGGAATACTCAATGCGGGGATAGCTCCTGACGATGGATATTTATTCGTCAATGCTAGTGCTGAGGACAATACGAATAGCGAAGTCAGAGCGCAACTTGGCAATATTTTTCATGTGTCTGCACAAGCACCTGCACCCAAAGGTTTAGGGGTCGCAATCCCCGTGAGCAAAGGAGCCACATATTCGGTAGAAGGAGCCTTCGTTTCACACATCACAGTAGGATTTGTCAAGGTAATCGGGGGGGGTATAAACGCCTTGTTCGGAGGTCTCTATTATGCTTAAGGACCTCATGCAACTATTTGCAGAAACTTTTCTCAAGAGCAAAAGATCTTGGGTTGCAGAACAGTGTGCTCCGATTGTCCGCAATGGCACTAACATTCCTTGCACGAGTACCACCGACTTCTTTAGCTATGTTGCGCCATGCAACGGCTGGGCAACCTCTCGAAGCAATTCAAGCACAGTCTCAGCTCTTGAAATTCAAGTCGAGAATGGACAGATGGCGCTTGCCTCCGTCCTCAACGGAAACACCGCAGGGTGTGGTCTTTGCTGTTACGTCAAAAAAGGAACCACTGTTAAATTCTTATGCCGAGGTGGAAAGACTTCGGATTATTCTATTTGGTTCTACAAAGCAAGTTCAGACGCTTAATTCTTTGGCAGGAGGCGCGTTATGCTAAAAAATCTAATGCGGCTCCTTTTGTCCAAGTTTTACAGCAAAAAAGAATCTGAGGCGGTGGGACATCAGGCTATGCCGTCCGTATCCGTTATAACTCTATCTCCAACAACGAGTAGTGTTACTGGGTGGGCTCCTGTTTACGAAGGGATTGCGCCTACAGATGGTTATGCTGCTATAAGATTCACAGCAGATTCCGATAATTGCATCGCCGCAGCACAGACGACCAACGTAAACACATTCTCAACTCCACAAGTTAAAGGAGATGTCTTAATGGCTGCCTGCCCAGTGGCTAAAGGACAACCCTTTGGACTGTACGCTCGGGAAGCACATAATATCGCGTGTTGGTTTACTAAAACCATCGGGGGGGGGTATCTTAGTAAAACTTTCTCAGTGTTTAGCACCGGAGGTAAGTTATGCTTAAACAGCTTATCTCATTGTTTGCTGAGAAATTTATTACGTCTCGCTCTGAATGGGTCGGCGGTCAAGGGTATCCGTCAAGTAATCAGACGACCTTCTCTTTGCAAAAAGACACTTGGCGTAAATACGTGGCACCAACAGATGGATATTTCTTCGTTAAAGAAAATAACGCTGAAGACATTGCAAACGTGTCTATCTACACGCCGGATATGTACGTTTCTTGCGTTGGAAAAGACTGGATACGCTTGTTTATTCCCGTTCGCAAAGGCCAAGAAGTTTCTTACTACTTTAATGTTAGAGACGGAGCCTCAAGCAGTTCAACAACATTTGCTTTTGCAAAGTCTGTCGGAGCGTCATAACCATCTTGTAACAGGAGGATCATTATGCTGAAAAGTTTATTGAGCCTCCTATTGTCATTGTTTTATTCAAAGTCTGAGTCGGCGAAGGTGGCCAGCCAATCACTTCCTAACGAGCTAGATTTCACATCCGTTACGCTTAACACAAGTCAACCTGATACTTTTGCAGCACCTTATGATGGGTATTTGTGTATCGTCGTAGACACTGGAGGCAGTATCAATGTTTGGGGAGATGGCCTACAAAGTTCTAATTATTCTCTGAACAACGGCCAGAGCAAACTATTTGTTCCAATGCGAAAAGGGAACATTATCGGTTACAGCATTTCCGGAAGGCTTCTCTTCGGAAAATTTTATAGGCTAGTCGGGGGGGGTATAGCGCTATTGAGAAACTTATCCGTAGCGGAGGTGCATTATGCTTAAGCAACTTGTACAACTCTTTGCGGAGAAGTTCCTTACTAACAAAAAGGAATGGGTCGGTAGTAATGCCTTTCCTGCTCTCTCGCCTACAATTCTTGCACGAGGTCCAACTGCATTACCAAGTAACACAGCAGTATCATCTTTTGTCGCGCCTTACGACGGCTATATATCTGCACAAGTTTCTGCCAAAAGCCCAAACGTTAAAGGCGTATGGATTGAATACGCGGGTATGCGATTGTGGCAAGGTGCGATTGAAGGAACATGGGCTGGAGGAATTGTTCCTGTCAAGAAAGGGACTTCATTCTCGGTCACATTCAGGTACGAGAGCGTACAAAATACCGACTTCCCAGTTGTTAAGTTTTACCCGAGCGTCGGTAGTCAAAACTAACTTCAGCGTTGGAGGTACGTTATGTTAAAAGCGCTTCTCCAACAACTTCTAATCGCTTTCCGTGGTAGCCATAAATCGGTACCGTTCTATAGAAGCACGATTTATCAAACTGGACAATTCACGTCCTCGGTTTCTAACCAGACGTTTCTAACCTACACAGCGCCCAGTGATGGTTATCTTGTTCTCCAGATTGCTCAGGACACTTCGGTAGAGTACGTAATGCTAACCATGAGACGAGAGACGCTGGATATTGCACAGGCTTACAACGGGGGATGGGGTTGGCCAGTTGTTACTTCTCCAGTTAAGAAGGGAGAGGAATACACGTTCCTCTACAAAATAACAGGTGGAAATCCGGCCAAGCTTAGCTATCACTTAAATTTCTTTTCTTACTTGAATTAATCGTTCCGCCCCTCCTCGCGAGGGGCTTTCTTTTTTTATCTACATATCGGAGGAAACATGCATCTACAAAATCGACGACATAGGGAGATTGAGGGATGTGGGATCAATTTTTAAGCCGTTTGAATAGTTTTGATCCCGGAGTTCTCAAGAGTTTCTTTTTAACTATCGCCGGCTGTTTCACATCTCTGATCAGCAGTCTCATGGGAGAACATCAAAACCTCTTCTATTGGCTGTTTGGGTTTGTTGTCTTTGACTACCTTAGTGGGATCGTGGCCGCGGCTAGGACCGGAACTTGGTCGAGCCGGGTAGGTCTAAAAGGATTGATCCGGAAATTCATCATCCTCATGGTTGCTATCGGATTCCACGGGGTGGATCAGATATTCAATGAACCATGGATTGGGGCCTGGGCAATTGGTGCTCTTTCTCTGAATGAATTGATCTCAATTCTCGAAAACGTTGAGAAGGCTGGATTCGGTCAAATCATCCCACAACGGATCAGAGAAATGCTGGAAACGGTCCAGACGGAGCATGAGAAACGCATTAAAGAGAAGGTTCATTTAGGAGGAAGTCAAAATGAATGAGGAAAAATTACCGTTTTCGCAATGGAATCCGCTTATTGCAGAAGATTTTGTTAAGAAGTGGGAGGGCCTCCGATTGAAAGCCTACCGTTGTCCGGGAGGAGTTCTCACTGTCGGATATGGTCACACAAAAGGAGTTAAACCAGGCCAAACTATCACCAGACAAGAAGCCGAAAAGCTGATTCGCGATGATTTGATCGAGCACGCCGAGGGCTTGGCGCCTTACGTCACTTGCAAACTGACCGAAGGACAGTACATCGCATTATTAGATTTGGCATTTAACCTGGGAGTGAGCGCAGTTGCCAAATCTAAGACGCTAGGATATTTGAATTCCGGGAAACTCGAGTTAGCAAAGGAGGGATTCCGATCGTTTGCGAAAAAGAAAATCAGAGACAGGAACGGAAATCTGGTTAAGGATGAACACGGAAAACAGATGTACGAAATCCTCCCGGGGTTGATGAATCGCCGAGACGATGAGGTGAAATTGATGTGATGAATTCTTTTGATTTAGTGAAAATTGGCGCCGGTGCTGTAATAGTTGCCGGTGCTTATTTTTTTGGCTTGCACAATGGCCAAAATTCTGAGCAGTTGAAAATGGCTCGAACTCAAATCTCAGAACTTACAGCTACAGTCAAGGACTATGAGACACAATACAAAAATCAGGCAATCGCTCTCGCCGAGATGCGTGCTGCTGAATCTAACTCTCGCGCTGACTCTGAGCGCCTGCGCACCCGCATCGCCAGTCTTGAAAAAAGAGCCAAGAGCGCTGCCGATCGAGACACAGTTCGATGTCTTGAGTTGGGAGCAGAATGTCGACGATTACTGCAAGAGGTTCGAGGACCTATTGAATACTGTCGAAAAGCGCTACAGTGA